GTCTACTATAGCAGATACTAAAGCAAAAGAAAAAAGAACTAAAGAAATTGAAGATAAGAAAAAAGAACAAGCAAGAGCGGAAGAAACTCTTCAGAGAGATAAAGCCGCAAAACTAAAAGCAGAGATTGAAACCTTAGAAGCGGCACAGATAACTGCAGATGGTGGTACTCCTGGCATTAAGCCATATGAGGGTGATAATGAGTTTGTAAAAGATGTTAATGCTAAGGGTTTAAAGGTAACAGTTAACCCAGATAATGGTGGTAGTTGGGTTAGTGGCACCGAAGGTGATGCTCAAGTCCAACAATACATTTACATAGGACCTCAAACTAAAGTTCCATTATTTATGAAAGATAAGCCTGGCCAACTTGTTAATGATTATGCGCCCTCTACATCTAATTTTGATGGAGTAAGAAAAAGAGTTATAGAAGATTCTATTAAATCTCCACGTGGATTAAAAGGTTTATTTGATGACCTAAGAGGTGCTGGTCTTAGAATTCCTCAAGTTGATTATGACAGACTTGATACTACTAGTACTAGTTTTGGCCAAGCCTTGGCTTATGCTTTGCAAAAACATACCAAAACAATGGTAAATGATTTAGAACAAAATAAAAATATTAACCCAAAATCTTTCTTTAAATTTGTACAAGAAGACCTTAAAGATTCAAGCATAACTGGACCTAAAGTATCTTACGATGAATTTGTAACTAAAGTAGATGAAGCAGAATCTGACCTAAATAGATTCTTTATAGAGTATGTAGGTAGAGGCGCTACAGATGAAGAACAGAAAAAATATTACAAACAACTAAGAGCATTAGAAAAGAAGAATGCTCAAGTTACTACTACTAAAGAGACAGATTCTGGTGGTACTTCACAAGTAACTACTGGAGAATTTCGATTAGATGCTGAAGATATACTTCAACTACAACGTAATATTGCTGGTAAGGCACTTGATGGTTCTGACATTGATGTAATATTAAAAGGTGGTAGCAAGGCTGCTCAAGATGTTAATAACGTATTAGCCTATGCTAAGAGTTACGGAGTAACCTTATCTAATAAAGATGCTTTGCGGTATGTATCAAGTGGATTAAAGAATAATGAAAAAGATACTAAAGCAATTCAGGCAAAACTACTTGCTGTATCTAAGGCTACTTATTCTAACCTATCAGATGTTTTATCTGAGAATGTTGACTTAGATGACCTATCTGCTAACTATAAATATACAATGAGGCAGATATTAGAAATACCTGAAGCACAGATTGATACATTAAATCCAACTATTCAATTAGCACTTAAGAATAACGGGAACAAAGGAGCGATGAACTTGACCGATTTTGAACGTGTCCTTAAACAAGACCCACGCTGGGGCAATACTTCAAATGCTTTAGAAACTGCTGCTGGGTATGCTAATAGTATTCTTCGTAACTTTGGATTGATAGCATAATGGCAACTAAAAAATCAACACCTACCGCTAATCAAAGAGAAGATAGAGTTCCGCCATCTAGGACAGCACCTGCTCCAGCGCCTAAACCAGCACAAACTTTAAATCTTTATGGTTCTCCTGCTCCAGCGCCAGCACAAACTTTAAATCTTTATGGTTCTCCTTCTACTAACACTAGACCAGTAACTAAAACGGTTACAACAAAAACTAGTGGCAGTACTAAAATACCAGAACCTAAAACATCTACTCAAATTGCATCAGATGCACAAAAAATATTAGACCAACTAAGTGCTATGGGTCAAAGATTAGATGCTTTATCTTCAGGAGACAAAAAACTTCAAGATGATACTGAGGATAATGTTGTTACTGGAGATGACCCTAGTCTTTCCTATGCTAAAGCACAGGATGAAAAAAATAAAAGAAATGCATTTGCTCTTCTTAAAAATGTTTTTACTCAATATGGTTTAGGTGATTTAAGTTCAGTTATAGAAACTTTAATGAAGGAAGGGTATGAGCCAGAAGAGGCAACCCTTGCCTTAAAGACTGACCCAAGATATAACAAGGCTTATATTACAAGATTTAGAGGAAATGAATTAAGGCGTTCTGCTGGTTTAAATGTATTGACTGAGGCTGAATACCTAACCCTAGAAGATGATTATACTAAAACTCTTAAATCATATGGTCTTGAAAGTTATTTTGGTGTAGATAAAAGTATTAAACAATCAGCAATGGCTGATGTTATTGGTGCTGATATATCTGCTGTTGAATTTACTGAAAGAGTATCTACCGCAGTAGATAGAGTTAAGATGGCTGACCCAGCAACTAAGAGTGCATTCCAACAATTCTATGGCATTGGTGAAGCAGACCTTGTTCAGTATTTCCTAGACCCTAAGAAGGCTTTAGTAAATCTTAAAGAGAAGGCAACCGCTGCTGAAATAGGTGGTGCTGCAATAGGACAAGGATTAGCAGCCACTATGACAAGCGCTGAAGACCTTGCTAGATTTGGTATTAATAGACAACAAGCACAGGTAGGTTATGAAACCATTGCTGGTGAGTTACCTACTGCTACTAAGTTAGGTAATATTTACTCTGAAACTGGTATTACTTACGGACAAGCAGATGCAGAATCCGCAACCTTTAAAGGTTTAGCATCTGCTAAACGAAAGAAAGAAAAATTAGTTGCTACTGAAGAAGCACAATTCCAGGGTTCATCTGGTGTAGGTGCAGCAGGATTGTCAACTACATACTTGCGTAGAGGTTCCTCAGCAGGTCAGTTCTAAATAGATTCCCCACACGGATAGACCAGCCCCGTGGGGTGTATAAGTCTGGTAGCAAGAGCCAACCAATTTCCCCGAATTGACTTGTGGCTTGCGACTAATCAACGAATAGAAGGGTGGGTTGCTATGAGCAACAACTACTGGGAAGACGAAGACGAAGACCAAGATAACGACATGCCTCTGCAAGGCGATGACTTAGTTAAGAAACTAAGAAAAGCCAAACGTGCAGATGAGAAACGTATCAAGGAACTGACTGAGCAACTTGAGGGATTGTCCAAGGTGCAGCGTGAGAGAGTCGTCAAGGAAGTCCTAGAAAAGAAGGGCGTTAATCTAAAGGCACAACGTTTAATTATGAAAGACTTAGAAGACATTAATGAAGAGTCAGTTAATACCTGGCTTGACGAGAATGCTGATTTGTTTGGATTAAAAAGCGCAGAGTCTGCAAATCCTGAACAAGAACTTAATCGAGCAGCCTTACGGCAGCAAGATGTTCTTACTCAGAATGCATTAACCCCTGAACGCACAGAAGATTTGGAAATGAGATTATCTAATGCACAATCTGCAGATGAAATTCTTGCCATTCTACGTGCAGAATAATAATTAATCCATAGTAATTCTTAATCACCTTGGAGGTGACAAATGGCTAATGCCTATACAGGTACAGGTTCCGCTACACTTGGCGGTACCTCTGGTGGCGCAGGTCTAGTCCAGCAAGCGTATGACCGCTTATTGGAGTTCGCTCTCCGTTCTGAACCACTAATTCGTTCAGTCGCAGATAAAACACCTGCCCGTCAATCAATCCCAGGTTCAACCGTAGTTCTACAGAAGTACGTTGACTTGGCAAAAAATACTACTGCTCTGACAGAAACAACTGACCCAGACGCAGTAGCACTATCAACACCAACAACAGTTTCTATTACTCTTAACGAGTACGGTAACTCAGTGTTGGTAACACGTGCGTTGGAACTATTCAGCCTTGCTGATGTAGACCCAGCAATCGCAAACATTATCGCTTACAACCTAGCAGATTCTATTGATGAAGTAGCAATGACAACATTGCGTGGCGGAACCAATAAAATTTTTGGTGGAACTCGTACATCAACTGCAACTCTTACAGCATCAGATACAATTGACTCAGCAGATATCCGTAAGGCTATTGCTAAGTTACGTTCTGCTAAGGCTGTAGCACGCAAGGGTTCACTATACTGGGCTGGTATCCACCCAGAAGTATCACATGACCTACGTGCAGAGTCATCATCTGGCCAAGGCTGGCTACTTCCTAACCAATACGGTTCTTCACAGGACCGCATCTGGGCTGGAGAAATTGGTAACTACGAAGGTGCATTCTATATTGAATCACCACGTCTTTACTCAGCCAAAGATGGTGCTGACCAATCAACATTAGCAACAACAGCAGTAACAGTAGCAGGAACATCAGCAGGATTTACATTCGGCGTTGCTTCTTCTGCAGTAATTGCTAGCCGTGCTGAGGTTGGAGATAAGATTTCAGGAACAGGTATTGCAAGTTCTGCAAAGATTACTGCTATTAGCACCACAGGTTCAACAACTACAATTACTGTAGATGTTGCTAACACTGCTGCTGTAACAGCAACAACAGTTGTAACCGTAACTCCTGTAACTCGTGTATTTAACACAATTATCTGTGGACAGCAAGCAATGGCACAAGCCGTTGCCGAAGAGCCACATGTAGTTATTGGACCAGTAGTTGACAAGTTAATGCGTCATCGCCCAATGGGTTGGTATGGCGTTCTTGGCTTTGCTCGCTACCGTGAAGAAGCACTGTATCGAATCGAAACAGGTTCATCAATCGCTGCTCTTTAGTAGCAATGAGGGGTGGGGCTTATACCCTACCCCTCTCTTAATAAAGGACTTAAATGACTACATACGTTTTTGATACACCAATAGTTAGAGAAGGTCCAGCGGGTGGACACCGCTTGTTTTAC